TTGTAGGGTTTTTCTTTGATTTTGGTAACAAATTCTTCAATTGTTCCACCAGAAAGGGCAAAAAAATCAACAATATGGATTTCTCCACCAATGACTTGATACCACCAAATGGCCGTGTCATCGGTGTGACCTAAATCCCAAGCCGTGTGTGTCTTGACCTCAATTTGGTTCTCAACCTTGGTTATGCGCCCGTCCTCGCTCACCTTGCGCATCTCCGTGCCCCATATCGCACCAATAATGGCCGCCTCAAAGCTGCACTCATACTCTTGGAGATACTGATCTTCCGCTAGTTGTGCCCGAGCCGCATCTAACTCGGTTTCGGGCAATAGCTTGGATTTGCTTGCGGGTAGGGATAGGGAAAACCACTCATTCGGTAGTTTCTTGCTTGTTTCGTAGATGTTCCAAAACTGATTCTTGCCCTTGGGCGTGCCACCAAAGACGCACCATCCCTGTTTGTCAGATAAAGCGGGTCTTACTACGTTACCCCACACACTAGGCTTGAAGTCGCCATATTCATCTAGGTAAAGCCCATCAAAGCCCAATCCACGCATGGCATCGGCATTGTCCGCACCAAATAACCTGATCTTTGCACCGTTAAGCAGTTCAATGATTAAGTCGGCCTCATTGCTTGACTTGGTAATTGGACGGGAAAAGTATTTAAGGTAATCCCATGCCACGCTTTTGGCTTGGCTTCTATACGGGGCAACATACCCAAATAGCGGCATAGGGCTTTTGCAAGTGATGGCCGCCCTAATAATGTCATTGATGGCCGCCACGGTCTTGCCCGCCCTTCGGTGAGCAACTAAACAAGCCCATCTTTCGGTTCTAGCGTGAAACTCCCTAAATTGCTTTCTAGGGCTATACGGGATTTCTATGATTCCGCTTGCCATTTAATGACCATTTCTTGTGGGCCACCATCCGCACCCGTGACTTCCGAGCGTGCCAACTTGGGCACATGGTACTCAACAACGCTTTGGAACAACTCAAACGCTTTGGCGGGGTTTGGCTTTACATCGTTTACGGGATCACCCTCGGCCACGGCATCAAGCCATTCTGCGAGCCTGTGAGCGTTTTGATCTACAAACAAGGCTATGGCCTGTCTTGCCTCTTGCGTGACCTTGTTGGGCACTCCTGACGGCCTCCCGTTGGGGTTATTCGTCCAACCCTTGCGGCTTTGTTTAGTTTTGTTGTTTTCACTCATTGCTTGCACCTTGTTGGGTGAGGGCGTTGATTTGGTCTTTGGTTATGTGTGCGAGAAAACAGGAAAATTACACACTCGACATCCTCAATTGCCTGTTTAACCGCCCTCGTTTTTCTTTCTATCCATTGCCTTCATTGCTTCAGCTAGGCGTTTACCCTTATCCGCTTGATTGTAGTCTTTCGCTACGCTTACGGGGATGCCCATCTTTTTGGCAAACTCGGGGTTATGCGCGGCTGCGGCCATCATTCTTGCTTGTGCGGGTGAATGGCTTGGCATGGCTTAGTCCAAGAATTTTAGTTTGTATAGGGTTGAGTCTATGTTCTCTTGAATGTTATCCACAAGTTGATTGAGTTCCGAGTCTTGGGGTAACTCTTTCCTTATGTCCATCACGAACTTGGATAGCACTTCAAAATACTTAACGGGGTCATTGTTTGGGGGATGGTACTCATTGGGAAACTTCTTTAGTTGCCCATACTTGCCCATGTATGCCTCGGCATAGGCATCCGTTTGCTCTACGATTAAATCATAGAACGTGCCAAGAGCCATGTGTTTGCTGAAGCTATTGGTTGTCCAGTGCATTAAATGGGCGTTTGTGCCACAGTGCAGTAGTGCAAGGACAAAGTTTGACACGTAGCCCGAATATTTATCCATACTTTTTCCTAAAAAAGTGGTGAGATTGCATTTTAATACAGTCTCACCACAAGGCAACTACAATTTTAGTATATAGGAATTGGGACATCTTTAGGCCATAAATTGTTATGAACCAACTCATTGACGGTTCTTTGATGGGCTTTTTGCCACATATCCTTGCGTTCATCCTTTGATAAATGCGCCCCTTGGTCTATTTCGTAATGGCACTTTAAGCAGAGTGCCGCAGTATATTCGTCACTAGATTTCAGCGATTTTCCTTTGCCGCCCCACTCTGACCAATTGCTGTGCGCTGCCTGAACCCCGTTATCTATGCCACAGTTTTGACAGGCTAAACCCGCTACTAGCTTTAGGAGCTTCTGGCTTCTCACATATTGGTGCTTCAAATATTGTGTCATTGGTTATTGCATATTCTTTGGTTAGGTACTTATGGCCGTCAACGCAAATTCGCCTTCTAAGTATGAACTCAGGGTTTGCCCTAGTGTCTAACACTTTGTTAAGGCGGGTCTTGCATACGGGACACATCATGCTTCAATCCCCTTATCTGCCATCCAAGCCATCAGCCATTCAATAAACTCTGATCCTTCCTCAACCGTGAATTTGTGGCTTTGGAGGCCAAGCTGCACAACCCTCTCACCATCTAGGCTCGGTGCAACCTTGCCAATCTTGCGCCCTGTTTCATGCGCCCATTGGTCAATGAGTAAGCGTTTCCAATCATCTGCTGACCAGGCACTGCCAATCACCTTCATTGCCTTATAAATCTTGTCAATCAAGGCGTGAAACATATCGTTTTGCTCATTGCTTCGGTTAGCTTTTTTGACCTCAAGTCGCAATTGCTTGCCCGCTTGCAAGGTTTCTTTGATCTTCGGCCATAGGTCTTTTAAGACGGTGTGGGCTTGTTGGCTATTGTGTAAAGTGAAAATCATGGCTTGAATCCTATGTAGTAAGCAACCAATCCCCAATGGACAATGAGCAAGATAACCAAAATGGTGTAAACAGCTTTATTACTCATTTAATAACTCCAATCATGCGTAGGGCGGCTTCAGGGCAATCTATTCTCGCTAAGGTACTACCCGACCAATTTTCAAAAAAGTCGGCTTGTAAGGCCGTTAAACGCTTTTTAGAGTCGGTTTTGATCTCCACCAAGAATGTGTGACCCTTGTGGCCAACTAAAAGGTCAACAGGTAGGCCAATAATCCAGACATAAGCGCCAGCGGCTCTTAATGCTGAAACTATTTGGTCTTGGTTAGCGTCAACCCTTGCTGCGTATCTCATTTTTAATCCTGTTCATGCGGTTGCGTAAGTCATCAGCGGCTTTTTGCCCACGTTTCTTGGCTATGTCCGCTATCACTTGTTGAAACCAGTAGTGGGCTTCTCCTCTGCCCTCCTCCATAGCTTTTTTCTTGAAACGCCTGATCCATTCCAATGCTTCCGTTTGTCTCATAGTCTCCCGTAAGTTCAAGCGCTCTTGTGATGACAAAGTGGCTAAATTGTTGGCCTTCTCTTGCTCTATCAAGAATTCTTGTTGCTTCATGGTGTGTCATGCCTTTTTCCTCAACAATGCCATCTTTTCCAATACTTCAAGCGGAATAGGTACGGCTTTTAAGTTATCGGCTTTAATCTTTTCTAATGCAGGGTCAGGCTCATTCTTTGATTGAATTGTGAGCCTACCAATGTCATAAGGGTTTTGCTTGGGTGCGTGGGTGCTTCGTACCCAATTGCGCCATGTCGCAAACCAATCTAACTTTGTACCTTTTGGTTGCGAAACCCAATAATCTTTAAATTGCTCAAAAGTTTTAGCGGGGTTAAGTTCGGGTCGTTGCTCAACGCAAAATTGTTCCCATTCTTTTGTTAAACAAAAATCTAAAGCAAGGCGTGAGCCGCGCTTGTTCTTCTTATCTTTGTTTATAGTTTCTAGTTCTTGGTTTATAGTTGGCTTAACGATGGGTTGCGAGTCGATACCCAATGGGTTAGCGGTTGGGTTCTTTTTCCTACCGCCAAGCCGACCATTAGCCCTATTTTTTTCAGCCATCGCATGATATTGGTGAATAACATCTTGGCATCGAGCATTAAACCAACCATCTTCGTGCTTAACAAACATATCATTTAAGACGTTTTCAACCGTAATGGTATCCAATCGCAACCTACGCGCAACCCATTGGGTATCCAACGGTATTTTGTTTTCCGAGTCGTAATACATATCAAGCAAACGCCGATAGGCCAAATCTTCATCATTTGATAAATGAACCGTAGCCGACCGATAGTCGGAAATATTGAATTGGTAGTAGTGCATGGCTTAACCCTGAGTTTCTTCAGATTTGTTAATTTTTGCCACCGCTGTGCGCCAATCACCCTTGCAAAACACCAACACATTTTGATGGGTTTTCGCCATCTTTCTGCCTGATTCAAATTGCTTAGTAACACGCATAGATGCAGAACCAACGCTTGTAGCCAAAATAGCCTCGTTGTAAAGCAGCGCACCCGCTTGCTCAAAGCCATCAATTGTTTCACTTACAAAATTTCGATAAAACCCTTTTTTGTCTCTAAAATCACCAACAACAAAGCAAGCAAATGTGTCGTTTTTCATCTTTTGAACTGAACGCAAAATGATGCGTTTGTAAGCAGCCAAAAAGGTGTGCCATTCCATGTTCGAAAGGTCTTGAGGGTCATCGCTATAAACCTCTAAATCCCCGTATGGCGGGCATGAAAACACCATGTCGGCATCGGGCGCTTGGGCAAGCATTTCCATACTATCCCCGCATACCCAAATAGGTTTTAAAGGCAATTCAATTTGGTCAATTTGTGTACGGTTTGCATCAATTTGTTCCTGACGCAAATCACAACCCCAATAGTTTCTGTTGAGTGCAGCGGCAACAATGCCCCTTACGCTTCCCCCTGCAAACGGGTCAACAACTTGCCCCTGATAAGGGCAAAACCATTTAACAGCTAACTCACAAAGCACAGGGTCAAAAATGCTTGTGTTCAATTCTGTGTTTTCTTCTCTGATGCCTTCTTTTTTTCTGTAGAAATCGTAAGAACCAGCTTTGTTGTCGGCATAAAGTAATGACTTGTTTCTGCCAACTTCACTCTCCATGCCCAAAGACTTCCAAGCCCTTTTGCGCTCTTGCCATTCACCCTGACGGGCATCAAGAATTGTAAAAGGGGGAAGCGTAAAGCGTTGCGCTACTACGCCCGAGGCTTGTGGCTTAATAATTTCGCCAAACAAATCAACGCCATATAAAGACACGTTTTCCATAATTTTTTTCCACTTAAAAGCCACTTAAAAGAAACATCGGCAGGGGAAAAGTGGGAACCCTTTTCGGAATGGGGATCAATCCATTCCTAGCCGCGTTTCAAACAATCTTAATCCACAAACCAATGTGGACGCAACAACTTTAATTGCCAAATTCTTGCTTTTGGAACAAATTTCCATTGGGCAACAGATGGTTGTTTAATTCCCAATATTCGAGCTAGCTCACTTTGCGAACCTGCTAATGAAATAAACTTGTGTTTGTCCATAGGCTTGATTATACCCCATTTGCATAAAAGCAACATTAGGGTAAATCCTTACAAAATACTTGTTGATTTATCTATAGGCTAGGTTATAGTTCACCCATGCCCTGAACTTCTCGGGGTCTTTTTAGGAAACTTATGAAACACAATCTCCAACACAGTTTTCAAGACGCAGTGTCATTTGATGACGGTGAGACGGTTCAAGTCGTCACCGTTGGCTATGACCACTTGCCCGAGGAAATCAACTATCCCCATGACCACAACTTTGCGGAAATGTTCGATGTGTTTGTTTTTGTCAATGACAAAGACATTACCTATGACATCCCAAATGACGAATACAAGCGTTTGATGGATGAGGCAAAGCGTCACTTCTACACTTGCGAGGCCGTATGAAACACAAGATTATTCAAACACTTATTGAGTGCTTTTTAGCCATCGTCATTTTTGGCGGCATTGGCGTGATGTTGGCATGGAGGGGATGATGAATACACGATTTCTTAAACAAGTCAGACGCATATTTTCACGGTATGACGCACCGCCTGAAGTTATCCGTTCTTATCAACGCCAATGGGTGCGCTCTGTGCGCCAGCTTGGTGATAAATGGTTAGTTGCTAAACAAATTGAAAGGATTGAATCATGACAGTTGCACATCTTTTGACGCTCAACGTCAACGAACACACCGAGAAAAAAGCCAACTTGACCTACCTATCATGGGCTTGGGCATGGGCTGAAGCACTTAAAGCAGACCCACAGGCCAGTTTTACTGTGCAAATGTTTGGTGATAAGTGCTACATGGAAATAAATGGCACAGCAATGGTTTGGGTCACAGTCACCATGTTTGGTAAACCAATGGTTTGTCAATTGCCCGTGATGGACAACACCAACAAACCAATCACCATAGAAGGTACAACCACAGTAAACAAGTATGGCAAAGAAATAATCAATAAATTGGACAGCTTCAATGTCAACACAGCAATCATGCGCTGCATGACTAAAGCACTAAGTTTGCATGGTTTGGGTCTATACATATACAGCGGAGACGATTTGCCGTCTTTTGTAGAGCCTGAGTCAACCATAGACCCAGACACAATGACAGACCTATTTTTAGCCATCCACAATGCCAAGACACAAGACGAATTAAAGATTGCTTACAAAGTAGCTTATGCAGCTTGTGACGGTGACAAAGCCTGGCAAATAAAAGTTATTGCAGCCAAAGATGAAGCAAAAGGAAAACTTTAATGTGGAGAAAAAGGGAAATTATGAAAACTGATGAAGACGATGAGTTTGATCGAATTGAACACGAAGCTCAAATGAAACTTGGGCAACCATACCATTTTGATCTTTACGTTTCACCCTCACAACGCAACACAGTGTTAGAGGAAGTGGCTCGTGAATTTGAAAGCCTTAGGATTGCTTTTGGTGACACAGCGGCAAGTTTTGCACAATATGTAAGGGAGATGAAACATGATTGAACAAGGCACAGACGAATGGTTTGCGGCTCGAATTGGTAAAGTCACAGCATCACGGGTAGCTGACATTATCGCCAAGACCAAAACGGGTTACTCATCAAGTCGAGACAACTACATGGCTCAATTGATTTGTGAACGCTTGACCAACCAAAAAGCCGATGGTTTTACCAATGCTGCAATGCAATGGGGGACAGAAACTGAGCCGTTAGCTAGACTGTCCTACGAAGTTGCTCAAAACGTCTTAGTCGATGAAGTGGGGTTTGTGCCTCACCCAAGGATTTTGATGGCTGGTGCGTCCCCTGACGGGCTTGTGGGGGACAATGGATTGCTAGAAATCAAATGCCCAAACACTGCAACACACATAGACACGTTGTTGTCGGAAACTGTGCCAGGCAAATACAACACGCAAATGCAATTCCAAATGGCTTGCACAGACCGTGAATGGTGCGACTTTGTGTCTTTTGACAATCGTTTGCCCACAGAACTTCAATTGTTTGTTAAACGCGTCCCAAGGGATAATGTGTTTATCAGGCTAATCGAGGGTGAAATTGTCCAATTTATTGCTGAACTGGATGACAAAATAAACAAACTAAAGAAAGTTAAAAATGTCTAAAATTTACGAAATTTCCGTTGTTAATGGGAAATACAAAAACAAAGATGGTGTGGAAAAATCCCGCTATCAGATCATTGGATCGGTCATTGAGACT